ACAAGTTCTGGTTCATAATCAACAATCAATTCCATTTCTGGCTCAGGTTCAATAACCGGAGCTGGCTCTGCTAACATTTGAACCCCGTTGTATTCATCAAGTTGTTCTTGAGTAATACGCTGAGACTTGAGAAGTTCGCCACTACGTGGATCGACCCATCCGCGGTGAGTAGGGATTGCACCCTTTGGTCCTGATTTAAGTGACATTACGCATCTTTCCCTTTTTGCAGTGTTTTATAAGCATTGGCGATTTTATTAATGATTTGACGATCGCCCATGTTGTTATCATTTCCACGCATTGCTGCGGGCTTAGTAGATTTTTCAGCTGCATCTGAGTCGTCAGCTTCTTTACTAGCTTCACCCTTCTTCTCAGCTGAGTGAGCGTTCCGCATATCTTTTCTTGGGCTTTTGCCGTCCTTACCACCATCAACATTTTCTGGTGGAGTGGCACCAGCCGTACGCTTAGCACCGGCAGCATCTTCCCAAATTGACAAGAGACGATCACGAATTGTAGATTCTTTGTTCACTTTACTTTCCTTCTTAGGATTCATGGTTGCGGTTTCACCATTATCGCCATCAGGCTCATCTTCATTTTTACCTTTAGACTTTGAAATAGCTTTACGCTTCTTATGGAGATATTCATCAGAGCTATCAACATCGCCATCATTATCGATGTCTTTGTCTTTACGATCTTTGAAATCTTTTTTAGCAGCCTTTGGATTTACTGGATCCATTGCTTCTGTGGCTTCTTCTGTGGCTTCTACCATTTTACCTTTTTGCATGATTTGCTTTTTAGCATCTTTATCGTAAATTTCTAAAGACTTCATATCAAACTTAGCAGCTTTTAGTTTAGCCATCAGATCTTTAAGATTTTTTGCACCCATATTACCATTCTGCTTTTTATCACCAACACGATAAGTGATTTCTTTTGCTTCTTTTATGTTGCCTTCTTCGTCATAATCTTCGCACTTATATGATTTACCAGCAACAGTAAATGTAGCATCACCCTTTTCACGAGCTGCCATGAGAGCTTTTGTGAAGGCGTTACCTTCTTTCTTTTGAGCCATTTCTTCGAGTGCGGCCCTAACACCATCTATATATTTTGTCATCTGTTTTACTCCTACATCCAGATGTTTGAGGCTATGGCGCCAATAGCAGCCACCATCACTACCCAGAACAGCTTATTGATAAGTTGGACCGTTCGAGTATTATCTGCGGCAATGGCCGCAATATCATCTATTTTTGTCGACAATCTGTTTAATCTTTCGGTGTGATGCGTTTGAGATTCTGCCAAAGCTGCTATCTTTTCCTCAGCTCGCGCTAAGTCGATCATAGCATCCGCTAGTCGATCGATTTTTTCCTCGATACGATCTAATCTTTGATCAGTGCTCATTTCAGCTGTCAACCTTTGCACTTGCTCTCCACTGGTAACAGGACCAGTACCCCGCAGTTGTTTTATCTTTTTTCTGATCACAATTATGTCTGGCACGAAATGATTTTCTGGCTTTTGGATCATCACGGTTAATTCCCATATTAGGATCTCCGAATCTTACGACAATTACTTTACCTTTTGCGTTCTTTACATAAACTTTGAACTTCTTGTCAGGATTTTCTGAAGTACGAATAGGATCGTTCAGCTTTACTTTACGACCTTGGTACTCAGACTCTTCAACAACAAGATCATCGTACATGCTTTCGCATATATTATCAATACAGTCTTCTCTGTATTTTTTGAACTTATCCAAACTCATGCCCAGCAACCCTTTTCATCTGCTTATTAAATTCAGCTTGATTCGGCTTAGACTTATAAAGCTTAATAGAAATGTTAGGACGATCTTTACCTTTGATCCTCCACTTATAACCTTTTTCTTTGTGCTCAGGTTTTGTAGTTTTTACTACACGGCGCTTAAAGCCTTTTTCCCAAGTCTCCGAACCTTCTACGAATTCTTTGAATCTTTTCATTGTTTTTCACCTATGAAGTGGTAACTATTATCGCAATCACAGCGATAACAAACATCATTCGCGCACTCTTTGCATTCTTCTCCGCAATGACATTTATGATCGCATTTGTGACATTTTTCCATTACGCAGTTGCTGCCTTATACATTTTAAGCGCAGTAGCAAAAGATTTATTTTTCATCATACGCTTTGTTTCAGGATGATCGGGGTTATCACAAGCCATGCGAATAGAATCATCATCTACTCTTTTGGCTTTAGCATATTTTTGGTATGCTGACATAGCCTTTGGATCTATGACTCTCGCTTCTTTTTTCGGCCGAGGTACAGGCTTAGCACCCATTGCTTTGTCCTGCTTTCGGATAACCATGTCTTTGAACTTACCTTCATCAAGTTCAACTTCTTCTTTTTGGACAGCTTTTCGAGTCTTTGTGAAGATAGTTGTATCACCAGTGATGATGTCAACAAGATCTCCAAACGCACTGAAGATAACTTTTCTATCTTTTTCTGCCACTCTTTCACCAGTCTCAATGGATTTCATTGCACGAATAAGGCGTGTAATATCCATCTTATTGACTAGACCAAGACGAGCGAGCTGTTTTACTTTTTGCATCTTTGGGTCAATAGCTTCCCATACAACTGATTCACGAGTTGATTTCCGCTCCGGCTTATCTTCTGTTTTTGGCTTGTCATGAGTATATCCCATTTTTTTCATGCGCTCATGATCTTCTGGTTTGTCAGCCTTGTAGCCTTTACCAGTCTTGGGATCATACATCATATGAGGTATGAAACCTTTATCTTCTCTGATTTGATCGAAAGTTTTCATTATCCTCTTACCTTTGCTGCTAAATCTTTGTCTGCTTTTCCCCAAGTGCCTGAGGATTTAGTTACGAATGAATTGACTCGAGCAAAACCCCATTGTTGTGGAGTTGTCCCCGGTCTATGACCAGTCTTCCATGCGGCAACACCGCGATTATATACTTGCCGAAGAACACCTAATGGCATACCAGATTTTTCAGCTTTCTTTTTCAAACCAGCTGTAGCATCTTCCATCATTTCTGTATGCTCTTTGAATCTCATTCCCTTGTTCCTATCATTTTTTGCTTGTTTTTCTTTAGCATCTTTTTTGGCCATACGCTCACGATCTTTACGTACTTTCACCGCTGCAGCTTTGATTCGTTGATTACGAATCTTTTGCTGTGCTTTATTAAGAACACCGTCGTCAGCCATTAGTCGTCTCCAAACATTTGTCTAAATTTTTTAGTATGTTTTGATGTTTTAGTTTTAGCACCTTTATCACCAGGTGCTGGCTTGTAAGCTGAATCTTGATCATCAGGCTTCTTGCCATATTTCTTAAAGTGTCGATCACGAGCAACCTTTGTTGATTTCTTCAGGCCAGTATGATAACCAGCTGGTTGAGCACCGGGCCGATCTTTAATATCTGGATCTTGCTTGGCTTCATCCATTTTTTCAACAGCATCAAGCCATACACGCCATGTATCACCCTTTGATTCAACAATCAAATAGTTCGAACCAAGGACATTAATTTTTCCAACAATACCTTTTTCTTTAATTACAACTTGCTCACCAACTTTATATAGGCCTTTTTGTACATAACTTTCGCGAAGGTCAGATACCGGCTTCAGTTGTACATGATTCTTAAATTCTTTTTGTTCTTTAAGTCCCATTCCTTTACGAACGCCGTTGTAAATACTCTTAGCATCAGCATTTGAAATAGCTTTTGGAAGACCTTGAGAAAACATTGAGAAATCATCGTCACCTGCAGCTTTACGCATCTTTGAGGCGGACATGCCAGTTGCACCTTCAGCATCTGGATCTCTATCACCAGCTGAAATAACATAGATGTCTTTGAAATTATAGAATCCGTGACTACCTTTTTTACCATTATACTTTTTAAGACGAAGTTCAAATTCATTGACTCGGTCTGAACCAACAACCATGACAACCTTACGGAAGCCTTCGTCATATAGTTTTGTCATAGCATCAAAAGGTGTCTTTACTTTTCTATCCATCATGATAGAACGAGCATGCTTAGGAAACATCTTCCGAGCATACTTGACTTTTGATTTATAATCTAATGGATTCTTTGATTTGTCTTGTGATTGAGATAAGTAAACACGATATGGAAATGAACTACGAGCATTTGCTGCAAGCTTATTCAAAAGTTTCTCATGGCCAATCGTAGGCGGATTCATTCTACCAAATGTAAAATAAACCAGCTTTTCTTCTTCAACTAAATAGCTTTTAAAGCTCGAAATCATCTTTTTCTGCCAACTTCCTGTTTTCTCACCTTAGGCATCAATCTCTTTTGAAGCACATTGATACGTTGCTGCCATCCACCTTGTGACAAGCGTTTTTCAATACTCTTCTTCATTGCTACTGAGAGATCTGACTTGGCCTTACCTTTAGTAAGAATCTTTGCAGCAGCTCCACGAGATTGACGGCGTGCACGCTTCTTGAGTACATCTTTAGTAGCCATACGCTTTTTAGCGCGTTCACGAGATCTTTTAAGTTGAGACTTACGACGCTTCATTACTCGAGCGAGTTTGCGTCTACCAGAAATTGACAGTTCTTCTTCGGTAGGTTCCGCTTCTTCGTAACCCATCCGCTTATTCTTCTGCTTTCGGTATTTTAGCTGATCGTCATAGCCAGCATATGCATCTGGCGTAGCTAACATATCTTTGAATGACACAAAGTTTGCCATTAATTTCTCCCTGGTGTATCCCATCCTTTTAATATATTGGGTGAAAAGTTGGCATATGAGAATTCCATACGGTCAACAATTTTCACTGCATCACCACCAAGTTTATCGATTGCAACGTAACCTTCTTGTCCTGTTACACGATATCCTCTGTTTGTTTTTAGAAACGTACCAACGTTTCCAAGTTTATTTAAACTATTTATAAGTTTTAATTTCGCTAGAACGATATTTTGTTGCAATTCAAAAATCATTTCTAGGTTTGTTTTATTTTCTTTTGAAAAGAATGTGAGGATGTCATCAAGCTTTTTCTGTTGAGTTGCTTTACCTTGTGGTGTTCCTCTTTTATCTATCTCTTTCTTAAACCGGTTCTCGATCCAATAGATCAAGTTAGTAACTCTCTTACGTGGATCAGGCGGTAATTGTCCAGCCCGAACAAAAGAGTTGGCATGTGTTTCAATGAGTTTTGTTAATTCTGTATTTGCTTCTAATTGACGAAGAGCTCCACCAGCAATCTTATTAAAAGTTCTACCAGCATTTGACAATAGCTTATTCACTTCGTCAGTTTCTTTCTTTGACATAGTCATGTTTGTCAAGTCACGTAGATTTGCATCTTGTGACCAAACATTCCTAGAATTTCTCAGTTTACTCGCATCAAAGTTAAAAGATGCCTTCATCGTTTCGAACGAGTTTCCTGAGTAGCTCGTATGCCATACGATTCCAATCTTTGCTGTCGATACTTGCTTGGCCATTTCCGTGCCAGCCGGTACTGCATACGTATTAAGTGCTCTATATGACAATAAAGCAAATGGTAAAGCTGACTTAGTGATTACAGATCTTGTCAACTATGCTGGATCGAAGTTGGATA